AAGGAGCAAAACGATGGCTGAATTTAAGATTGAAAAAAATGTGCCCTGCCCAAAGCGCGGCAAGGGCGGCGGCAAGTGGCAGCAGCTGGCTGCTATGATGAAGAAAGGCGATAGCGTAGTGCTGCCAACCGGCACACAAAAGAGCGGCCTGTTCTCTGCTATTCGCAGAGCCGGCGGCCAGGCGTGCAGCCGCAGAACAGAAAATGGATTTCGTGTTTGGAGAATAAAGTAATGTCGAAAAGTATAACGCTAACGCCTCAGAATATGACTGAGGCAATGGACTTCGCCAAGATGCTGGCGCAGTCCGGTATGGTCCCGTCCAACTTCAAAGGCAAGCCGCAGGACTGCCTGGTTGCCATGCAGTGGGGCTTTGAGGTAGGGCTGCAGCCGATGCAAGCTCTGCAGAATATTGCTGTCATCAACGGGAAGCCTAGCATCTGGGGAGATGCTGCGCTTGCCCTGGTCAGATCACACCCGGACTGCAAGGGAGTTGAAGAAAAACTTGAGGGAGAGGGTGATGAGATGCGGGCCGTCTGCACTGTGATGCGTGCGCATGGAGAGATGATAGAAAAAACTATCCGCTATTTCTCTGTGGCAAACGCCAAGACTGCCAGGCTGTGGGGGAAGCAAGGCCCCTGGACACAGTATCCGGAGCGGATGCTGGCCCAGAGAGCCAGGGGATTCGCGCTGCGTGATGCTTTCCCGGATGCTTTGAAGGGGATCATCACCCGTGAAGAGGCAGAAGATATCCCGACCAAGCCAAAGAACATCACACCGGAACCACCCAAAAACCAGCTGGACGATATAAAGGCGCCAGAGAGCGAGGAGCAAGAGACTGTGGTGGTAGACACCGGGGAAGTCATCGAGGACGCTGTAGAGCCACCAGAGGACCAAGAAACGTATCTTTATCATCTAATCGGACGTAGCGGTAAGCAGATTGATGAGCCGACAACGGACCCGGACAAATTTGGCAACGGTCTGATGCAAGTGTTTTGCACTGCTGCATTAGCGGAGCGGGACAAGGAAGGCAACCCAATAAACGAGCGGGACCGGATGTCTTTACTCAAGCAGCTGAAGGAAGCGAACCAGGACGGCATCGACAATATGCCAGAAGATGTGAAGCAGATAGTCGCCGATGAGTACCGCAAGCAGCTGAGAATTTTAGGAGCAAAGTTAAATGGAACAAATTAAATACAATCTTACAGAACGTCAGAGGGAGATGTTTGATTATCTGTCGGTATATCAACAGGCCCACGGCACAACACCGACACAGACAGAGATGGCTGCGCACTTCAATATCAGTCAATCAAACGTAGCAAAGCACCTGGCTGCACTCGAACGCCGGGGCTGGGTAATGCGCGGCAAGGGAATGAAGAACGCTCTGGTCCTGCTGGACTAGGCAATCAGCCCCTTACGATATTTATTTTTACGGTCAAAGGTCAGGACTTCCTTGCGGTTGCCCTGGCCTTTGTAACTGCAATGTATCCAGCCGGTGTTGCCGCCTTCGTAATGCTCCAGGATCAGCTGGTCAAAATCCAGGTTGGCTGCAATCCAGCCGGCTACTTCTAAATTATTTACACCGGGCACTTCAAAGTCCACTGCCTGACCTTTTGCGTGCTGACTGTTGACGCTGCTGCCAATGGCAACGCACAACTCCCCGCTCCGGTAGCCGCTGCTGGGGCTGAACGGTATTTCATACTGGATGCGCACAGGCTCCAGGATATTCAAGCACAGCTTTTCCATCGCCTTGATGTGAGCCTCTGTCGGCACGTTAGGTATGCCCTTGCGTGCAGCCGTCTGACTCTTGACCATTTCCTCAAGGCTAAAATGAGGCGTTAGCTTCATGCTTTCTTTTTGGCCTTCTTCATTTTCAGCATGGCCAGGCGCTTCATCTTCGGGTCCATCTTATCTTCCTTAGATGGCCGGCCAACTTTTTTTCCGTAAGTTCCTTTACCCATAGGCATGACACTATCCTTTCCTAAATAAATCTGCGTCTGCTTTCTTCACGGTTGCTTTGCCCTTTACATGGGCCTTCAGCCGGGCCACTGCCCAGGCATGAGCTGACATTCCGGGACGGCTGCCGGATGAATAGTATGCACCCAGGCCGCGCTTGTAAATCTTCTCCGCCCTGGATGCGCCGAGAGCCTTCTTATATTTTTCTGGTGCTGCCATCAGGTTTTGCTCCTCTGCTTGCTGATGCGGTCCATCTCTGCCGGACTAAGCAGCCCCTTTTTATACCGGCGCCGGGTGCGTTTGATTTCTGCCCTGGTCGCTGCCTTGTTCTTGCTGCCGCTGACATATTTTTTGGGCAAGCCGCTTTCCTTTTCTTTGGGCACTGTTTTAAATCTGCGCATCACTTTTTCCTAAACTTGTCTACGCCTTTGATTCCTAGCGCCGCAGAGCATACAAGGAAGACTAGGTACTGATACCATTCTGGCAGCTCGTTAAGACGGTCAAAGCCATTCTTCACTACCTGTTCCATGCCTGGTATGAAAACTAAAATTACGGGAATCAGCACAACCACAGTTACGATTTCGTCACGTAGACTAGATTTTGTAGACTCAGCCATAATCAACTCCCACTTTGAATCGTGGGTGGCTGCCGTCTTCATTACTTCTGCTTTGGCTTCAGCTTCTGTTTGCGCCAGCGTTGCCTTCGCTTTGGACTTGGATATTTGTCCCTCGATGACAGAAGATGCCAATGATGCCAGAGGGCCAAGGAGAGCATTTATCATGCCATGCCTTTCTTCTTTGATTTTTTCTTAGCTGCCATGATGATATCTCCGCGAGTGATTTTATCTTTATCGCCATACATAGCTGCTAACGTCAAAAGCCTTCTCGGTTTTTTCTTGCCATAATGTTTCGGCATTACTTATCTCCTTTGCTCTCTTTTGAAATATATATGCCATAAATCCCGGACATGATCCCCATTATGACCGAAATGTATGCACTCTGCTGTGTGGTAGGGGACTCCAGGGACATAAACCATTCGGCTGATCTCCAACTCATGGCGACACAAGCTATCATCACAAGCCGGCCTGTGAGATTGAACCGCATATATTTTTCGAACCAGCTACTCATTCAAACCACCCCTTTAACCACAAGACCCATCCGATAAGTCCCACGACCATTGTCGCTACAAGTAAACCAGCCGCACCCAACCCTATAACCTCTGCTAACTCCGCTCTTCTGCGCTTGGCAAGTTCCTCTTGCACTCTTCTTTCTTTCCTGGCTTCAGCCTGAAACTTTTGCCAATCGTGCCAGAGGCCCGGCCTACCGCAGTAAATCATAAATCGTTTTAACTCTTCTTCGTGCTGCCTTATCTTTTCAAGCGCCATAAACTCTTCCAAATCGGATGATCGAACGCCAGCCTTTTTCTTTTTATTACCTTTACGCTGCAGCTCCTCTTTTGCTATTACAAAATCTGAAATCGCGCGTCCAGCTTTAGCCAAATCTCCAGTATTCTGGACAGCCTTCTTGATAATACTAAAGGCCGCATTTGCAGCAGCGAGTTCCGCAAGAATTTTCTTACCCCTTTATGAATAAGGACTATCGCCAAGCAAGCTCGTATCCCAAGCCGCCTTGAGTTTGTCTATAGTGTCAGCACTGCTTATGGCTGATGCTGCTGGTGCATCTCGCAAGCTCTTTTTCTTAGCAACAGATGCAGCTTTTGCTGTGGCGTCATCAGCCTCCATAGCCATCATGTAAACCACGTCTTCTGCTTCCAGCAAAGGCTGACGCACTTCACGGATTTTGTCCTTGAAAAGCTCTTTGGCCTTAGTCATGTCCTCTGAAATGACCTTGCCAGAGAGTGACCATGCGCCTCTAAAATCACGATTGCTGGGGATAGAGGTAGCTTTACTACTGTCTATTTGGTTTCCGTCTTTATCAACAATATACGTTGTTACAGCCATGTCTTACTCCTTCACGCTGCCTTTGATATGCGCCAAGCGTTTCGCCAAACGCGAGTTTCTGGTAACTGATCTTTTCTACAGATAAGCATCTTTGGGCTGTTGCCCTCATCCCACGAACGCCAAACAGATTGTGGTATGTCTTTTTGAATAAGATACTCAATCGCCTGTTCTTCTGTCATGGCTTCCACTGGCTCAGTGTTATGCAACAAATAACCGCGTGTGTGCTTTTTAAAGTCTGGCTGTGCTTCATCCTTTGCCAGTTCCCAGTACACCCACACTGGCGGTAAGATACCGCCCTGCATAGCTGCTGCCATCCAGTTAGGGTCTGGTACAAGTATTTTAGCACACTCATCAATGCTGTCTTCATATACCACACGATATTCTGATTGATAGCCTTCTAGGTTTTCTTTTGCCCAGCACAGACGGTCAAATAGTTTGATGCCTTTAAATTCAGGTGTTTCTATCAAGCCAAATCCCCCATAAACATCAAGCCAACCGTAAAACTGTCTTTGAAACTACTTTCATATTGACCCACTTTACAATTTGACGATGTTCTTCGGGCATCCATGCCGCCGCCCGAATAATTATCAGCTAAGTATCTATCAAGGTCATTTGATGTAAGGTGATAGCAACAAGTTCCGCACGCATAATAATTTCCATCAGACATACTAGAAGTGGCGTTTACACCGAACCCTCCTGTCTTGTCATCTGTAATTGAACTCACGTTGAATGAGTCAAACAACGCTACGGTCGAATCTGTGTCTAAGGTAGACCAAAGCTTTGCACTACCATTGACAACAAACTGCGTATTAAGCGACCCAGCAGTGCTGTGTTCTAATTCGTCTGCTACAATTTTTCCAGCCATTATGCTAAATCTCCGTGTACGCTGTGCATCCCATAACCACCTGTTGAAAAGTCTTGAAAAGAACTGGTCTGATTATTGTACTTTGACTGCGTATGGTTTGCGGTACTTTCAATAGCATTACCGTTTTCCCCTGTGTTCCAACTATTAATCAAATTACCGTTTGCTCCTACTACAGTGTAATCTGTGCTAGACATAGAATTTGTTTTTGCAAACCGCCACTGACCTGTATTTACGTCTATGCCAGAAGCAATATTAAAACTGTCATCAGGCTGTGCATCAACCCCAAATTTACACCAAGCTTTAGCCAACCCCTGCTGAAGATTAGTCGTTGTGCTATTACCTTCACCTGTGACAGCAATAGAGCCAGCAGTGCTTGTACCAGTGAGCGTGTTTGCCTTAAGTGTACTCATGCTAGGTCTCCTATCGCTGATAGCCATGCCTTACTTACCTCAGTAGCACCACCGTTACTTTGCCCTGTTGAACCATACGCAGTTGCAAACTGTATTGACCCAGCAGAAAGAGGGTCAATGTCAGAACTACTACTAGCTCCCACGTTTATGTTTGTAAACGCTCTTGACGCACCAGAAATAGAACCTGTTCCATCAGTAGAACTATTGTACAAACCTAATAAAATGCATCTGTCATGTTGGCTTGAAAATGCGTTAGTCTTAGATATTGTCCCTTCGCCTGTGGCCTCATCTGTATAGCTACTTGCGTTCAAAGACCCCTCAATATCATTGTTTGCAGTGTCCATAGAAACCCAAAACTTACTAGCTTCCTGCTTTGTCAATGTAGCAGGGCTAGTGCCGTTAGACGCAACGATTGTATCTGCTTTTAATGTACTCATTTACACCACCGTATATGTTTCGCCAGAGCCAACCGTGACTGTAACACCGCTGTTAATTGTAATAGGGCCAGCAGACATGGCGTTCTTGCCATTTGTTATCGTGTAGTTTGTTGTGACAGTCTGGCCGTTTTCATAGAATACTTGGTCTGAACCGCCACCAGTTGCACCAGCCGATATGCCTGTAAGGTTGCTACCGTCAATGGCTGGTAACGTACCAGTGATATTAGCCGCTGGTATGTTGGTAAGGTTTGCTGCGCTTGACGCTGGTAGGGTTGCTGGCAAAGCAGTCAGACTAGCTCCGCTGATGGCTGGCAAAGCACCAGTGAGCTGTGAAGCTGCTATGCTTTTATTTGTTAATGTTTGTGAGCTGCTTAAATCAACTAAGGTGGCATCTGTTACAGCAGTGTTGAATTGCGCCAACGTGCCAGAAACAGTATTGCTTCCCAGGGCTATGGTTTTGTTTGTCAATGTATCTGTTGTTGCCTTACCTACAAGAGTGTCTGCAGACGCAGGAAGCACAACGGTTACATTACCGGAATAAGCAGAGTGTGGAGAAGCCTGTAGTTGTGTATAGTGTGCATTACTTGACTCACAATAAAATCTTACATAAGACTCAGCACCAGAGTTTTTAATCGATATAGCACCGGATTCCATATCGATGCCATTTGTGCCGTCTACACGCACAACCCCTGTCCCGTTCGGTGTTAAGGTGATGTTTCCATTTGAGACGCTAACAATATCTTGACCGGCAACGTCAAGTGAACCGCCAAGCTGCGGAGTGCTATCGGAAGCTACATCAGTTATACCTCCAGAGGATATGGCCACCCATGACGAACCATCATACCTCTTTAATGTGTTTGATGTGGTGTTATAAAATAAATCACCAGCATCAAGGCTGCTAGTTGGATCAGACGAGCCGACACGATATCGTTCAGCAAAACTATTAACACCAGAGATGTTTGTTGCGGTTGTGTTAATGTTAGTTATTGCTCCTGCAACAGTGCTTAAATTAGAGACATTTGTTGATGTTGCCATTGTATTAAGGTCAGAAACAAAATCTGATGTCGCAAGCAAATTTAAATCTGAAACGATATCAGATGTTGCAAGTGTGTTTATATCACTAACAATGTCGCTTGTTGCGAGGGTGTTAAGGTCGCTTACAATATCGCTTGTTGCTAATGTATTAAGGTCACTAACAATATCGCTAGTGGCCAGTGTGTTGATGTCATTAATTACATCAGTAACGGCTAAGGTGTTTAAATCTGAAACAAAATCACTTGTTATTAAACTGGACTTTGCGGCAACACTGTTAACATTAGTAATGTTTGATGCAACCGTACCAATATCAGTCGCATCTGCAACAACAGCAGCTATATTAGATTGAATACCAGCTACAGTGGTGACGCTACTTGAAATGCCAGCCACAGTGCTAATATTAGAGCTAATTCCAGCAAGAGTCGATATCCCATTTGATGTTGTTGTTCCGTCTTGTAAGTGAGCAACAGTTTGAATATCTGCAGACGCATCAGAAACTGTTTGAACATCAGCAATGCTAGGCCCGGCCTCTGGCAAACCTGTTGTGCTGTTAAAGGCAAGAGTCTTGCCTTTTCTTGTGTCCTTGTTTGGTATGGTCATATCAGCCGTAACGTCAGACTGCGATATGCGCAGTGTCCGTTCAGCCTTTTCATCCAGCTGCTGCACCATGATAACATTACTGTCCAGCTGTTCATTTAATGAGCTAGCCAGCAAATCGCCGGCTGTTACAAAATCTGTGGTCCTGGCCAGTGCCCGGCCACCCACTATGGTAAGAAAGTCAGAAGCTACAAGAGCTGTGCCATTGTTGCTGCCGGTCAGTGTAACAGACCCAGTGCCGTTAGACGCCGTTGAAATTGTGTAATCAGTAGTTAAGGTAAGCAGCGTATTGTTTTTAAACACTGCGATATCGGAGTCTGCCAGGATGTTAAAAGTAAAAGAGAACGGCCCGGTCCCTGTGTTTCCGGTAAATTGTACCCGTCTATCTACTGCATTAATAGGAACGTCTGCCATCAATATCTCCTATATGGCTGTGAATATACCACATCTATTGCCTTTCCGCTAGAATGTTCTCAACATTTGGTTTCCGCTGCGGCTGTGACCGTCCTGGACGCCACCAATATCGTTGCCCATAGTCTCTACGATATCGCCCTTCTAGCTTTCTAAACTTTTGCCTGGCCTGTGGGTCAGCCATCATTTTCATCTGATCCAGCACCATTCGCTCTAAACCTAGTCGCATATACCACAATGATGCACCAGGCGTATATCTGCCGGCAAAATTAATTAGCTCAGAAGCTGCTTTCGTATCTTCTCCATAAGCGGCCTCCATAAGATTGCCTATTGTCAGCTTGCGAACATCATTAGCAAACCCAACAACCGGGCCAGCAATAGTCTCAGCCAGCCCCCGGTCAAAGCGGTTTACATCTGCAAACAAAAAGTCCCCATATATACCCAATCCACCGCCTTGCAAGAACGCTGCGGTCCAAAACTCTGCGTCCGTCATAGGTCTAGGGTCGCGCCCTTTTGACATTTCTTTGAGCTGCAGCGCAAGTGCGCCCATGATTGTCGTTGATATAATAAGGTCTGCAAAGTATCTGCCTTTGCCTTTGGCCCCTGGTTGGTTCATACCGCGCATCAGGTGAAAGTTTACCAGGCTAACGCCAAAACCTTTATACATTGCAAACGAGCGCAGAAACTCGCCACCTATCGTGCCCGGCTTGGACTCGCCTATCAGCGCTGTTCTGCCCTTTACAGTGGTTGACGGGACAGCATACTGCATTTCTGTGTCAACCATCTCCATCACTTTGGTTGCCAAGTCCCTGGCCAACCTGGGGCTTATGTCTGTGCGAAACTCTATATCTTCTGGCCGTAAAAACTTTGCGCCTTCCCAATCATACAGCTCTGTGCTGCGCATGATATCCCACTTGTCAGAACCGATATCGTATTTCTGCAAAGTGTTGCGTAACGCATCGTTTAGCTCATCGAATGATTTGCCTACGCTGTCGGCCAACGTGCCATAGAACTCCATACCAAAAGCCCAACGTCCAGCGTTTGTCATCGGGGACAACAGCGAGGCTTTCATTGTAAAGTCTGCAACTCGCCTGGTTATCTCTGGCCCAGATATATCCCCGATGTATCGTTGCTGCGCGGCTGCAACAGACATCCAGCCTTCTGCAATCAGGCCCAGGCGAATAGCTAGGCGCCCTTTTTCTTCAACAGACAACGGATTCATTTGCTTGAGGTAGTCTGTAACAATCTTTGTTTGCGGCAGCCCGGCTGATGCCCTTGCTATGCGCTGAAAGTTAAGGTCTGTTAGCGCAGCAATCGATGCGGCCCCCAGCTGCGCTGATTGCAGTATCTGCCGCAGCCCGGCAAATGTGTTGCCAAAAAAGCTGCTGACCGGTGTATTAGCTCTGCCAGACATAACGCCATATAAATCGTCAATAGACTTAGCAGCACGCCTCGCCTGGTTTTCCATCTTCTCATTACCAGCTGCACGCTTGGCAATCGTCTGCTTCATAAAGTTGACGGTGGCTTGTGGATTAGGCCCGAATATTTCCATCATTGCGATATCGCGGCTCATGGTAGAAATATGGCCCATCATGGTATCAAACGCATCAGGATTGCCAAAACGCTTTTGATACGACACCCAATCATCAGCTGAGTTGAAGACCAGGAATCTGTGATCTGTATGACGGCTGCTGACAGACTTGCCGCGACCCATAGCGCCTGGCTTTATCTTTACCATGCCATCTGTGCGGATTGTTTCGTAAACATCACGCAAAGCAAGCTCCAGCCTGGCATCAGTAAACGGCTGCCCAGTTTGCTCATCAATCATTTTTTGCAGATTGAGCTTAGGCCGTATGAAATTAGACCATTCTCTATAATTTACCTTCCGCACTTTTAGTGTGTCGTGAAACTGTGGCAGTCCCCAATCTCTGCGCCTGGCTATAGCGCCGCCGGCTGCATTGAACCGCTGCCGCAGATATTCTGATGCTTTTGACCAGGCAGCTGCCAACTCTTTTGCGTGTGCATTGCCTGTATCCTCCCCAAATATCTCGCGCACCATATCGTCTAGCTTTGCCTTCCTTCTAGTGCTGCCGATTAGATTTTTGCGGAAAGTGCCCAGGACATCGTATAGTTGCCGCGTAGCTGCGTTTTTGACAGCCTGTGTGCGCATCTCCAGGTTAGAAAACTTAGCACGCTCATCTGGGACAAAATGCGCAACAGCTGCAGCAACCGGGTCTTGTTCACCTCTAAAGTTTTTAAACTCATCCAGCTGCTTGCCTATCTGTTTCCAGTTTTGATATGCCAACAACTTTCTGCGTTTGCGTTGCAACACCTGATGCTGTAGCGCATCAAACGTATCCCGGCCAGCTTGTGCTGCTGCCTGTCCTGGTGACATTCTGGTTGCATATTCTGTTTCCAGTTGCACAAACAGCTCCAGAGCTTCCCCGGCCTGGTTTTCTGTCAACGCACCCTCTTGCCTCGCATTAATAATACATTCGTTCAAACTCATTTGACGCAATCCCGTAATCTATCAAGCATTGTTTTGTCTTGTTTTATTTCATCCAGCATTTCTTTTCTGGTCATAGTTTCGGCTATTTGATTGCCGGCATCGTCTACTGTGCTGCCGATAGGTATTCTATTTGCATCCTCTATCTCTAATACTCTTCGTTCTAAGTCTTTGGCTGTCTCATCTAGTATATCTTGAAAACTGCGTGGCGGATTGACATCTTGCACTGCGATATCTATATTTGTCTTGGAGGCTTCAATGCGATTTTTTCTCGTAGATAAATCCATACCGGCCATCGAGCTTGAGGACGGCTCTATGGTCATTCTAGGGGCAGACGGCTCCTGGAGGCCGATATCTTCCAAAGAAGTCTTAAGTGATGAAGGCTCTCCAGAGGTTTCTATAGAGCTTATATCATCTTTGGTCGCCCGGCTTGGCGGCACAATGCCAGCATCTTCCTGACGGCCAACAATTATCTGCCATTCTGACGGCAGCTTGTCGGCTACTTTTTGGTATAGCGCAACCATGTCATCAAAGGCTTTTTGCTTTTCTGCTTCTGGTGTATTTTTGTTTCTATAGATTTCATACAGCCTATGGCCACCGCCCGCTTCTTTAGCTTCGAGTAGACCCGGCGCCCATATTTGCACTTCTGACAGCTGACCGTCTGGCATGACAACCGTAAGCTTTCTGTCGAAATAACCTTCTGGTGTTACAGACCAGCCTTCGTCTAGTATCTTAAACTTCTGCGCTAGTTTGTTAACAAAGTCATTTGCGCTGGACGGCGTAGGCGCATCTACTCCGCCCCTAGCTACATCGACTATTCTGTTGAGGTCGCCGGCATACTTATCACGCACCTTTTCTGCAACACGCTCTCTGCCTTTAACACCCACTTTATCTTTGGGTCTAGCACCAGATTCTGTTGCTGCCTCTCTGATGGCTTGCTGCAAAAGCTCGTGATTTTTTGCACCTCGTTCCATCAAGTCATCTAAAGATTTAAAATTTTGCGATTGTTGCAGCTGAAGCTCATATTCAATAAATGCTTCTGGATTGCCTTCATCGCGTAAATATATGTTTTGTTCTGTCTCTGCCGCTATCTGACTGTCTACATCAGCCTCAAGTTGATCTGCTTGTCGCTGCGCACCAACACCATCAGGCTCATCAAACAGGCTTACGTCTGGCTCTGGCTCTGCCGGACGAGGGCTGCTTTGCGGCGTATCATTGACAATGCGTCCTGCATCGCCAGCCGCGAGCCTATCGAAATCGCCCTCTTGAATTGCTCTTCTGACATCTTCAAGGAACCCGTCAGTAGCTTGTCCGTAGCTGCCCGTTTCTCTGGCTGTGCGAGCTGCTGCTGTGAGGCCGTCCGAGAGCGGCCCTTTGATGTTTGCGAGGGCTTGGAGAAGCCCGATTGCTTGCGAGTCATTGTCCGCTCTCCGTTTATTTGCTGATTGTGCCAGCTTGTTGCCTTCTGCCTCCAGGCGTTTTTGATTTTTCACTAAGTTGGCAAATGATGCTTTGTCTTTGCGCAGCTGCTTAACAGCCTGGTCTAAAACCTTTGCCCGTTCAGCAAAGTAGCTTTCTGTAATTACTTCTTCGCCAAACAAGCTTTCTTGTGTCCTGGTTTCTGCACCGGCGTCGATTACCTGGCGCACAATGCTTTCTGCCTGGAACTCATTTGCTGGCTGCGTTTTGGCCAAAACCGCTATCGCAGCATCCTGCATACCTTCGTCTTCTGGTATAAGACGCCCTATGATAGCGCCATAGTTTGCCGGTATCACATCGTTTATAATGGCGCCAAACGCTTTGTTAGATAACAACACTAGCCCCTGGGCCTGTTGTACCAGCCTGGAACGAGGCGGCAGCTCACCGATACGCTCCGGCGCATCCTTGAGTATCTTGGCTGCGTCTAATGCTGTGCCAGTGCCTTCAGCTATATTTTTTACAGCAGCAATCACTCTAGCATCAGCTGTAGTGTAGTCGTCCACCTCACGCAGCAAATGCCCGTACAAACGCACATCCTGGCTAGGGTCAGATGCTTTTATGCGCTTGGCAAGACCCATGCGTTGATGCCCGTCTGCGATAAAACGTCTGCCATCTGCGAACTCGAAAACCGTTACCTGACCAGCCTTTACCGGGTCCCAGGTTGTTATGCCCTGCAGCCGGTCTGTAACGCCAAACTCGTCTCCTCCAGACTTAAACTGAAACAGCTCTGCATCGACTTGCAACTCATCCGGGTCGAACCTAAAAACAGTGCCGTCAAGGTTGTCTGGCCCGTAAACGCTCTCAGGCGCCCGTGGAGCGACTTTAGGCTCGTCAGGTATCAAAGGAGCCTGGTTACGCTCTACGGCCACTGACGCGGCTTCTACGCGGGTTTTATGTTCGTGTGACGCAGCAATGTCGAATGTAGGCTCACTGCGCAGCGGATTAGCATCATCTAACGCCTGGACATCATCTGCCAGCTCCTCAAGCACACGGGCCTCTGATGACCTGGGCACGCCCACCGCACGCAATGCAGCAATGCCAGATTTTAGCTGGTCTACAGTAAGGTCCACTACTTTGCCACCAACCTGTATCGTTTTGCCGGCGCCTCTAAACGCAAACGGCGTAGCAAAACCGGCAGCTGCACCAAACTTTACAGCGTTCCAAAACTGTTCATCTGTGTAATCCTGGCCAGTGCTAGCATACCATTCTTTGACTTTTGTTTGCACCAGGGCTTCAGACCCTGCACCCAAAGCAGCTTCCTGAAAGGCCATCTGCCATAGCCCTTTTGCGCCACCAAAAAGCATCGAGCCTATAAGTACTGGGTCATCTAAAGAAGCAGCCGCTGCACCAGCAAACGAGCCTATCGTGCCCCTAGTCGTAGAAATGTTTTGAACGCTTTTGAGATATTCCTGGCGGCTATCTCTAGCCAACTCCGCAGCTTGCTCAAATATCATCTGCCGGTCAACAGCACCGCGCAGATCAGAAAACGCATCATTGTTATTGATTGCGTCCATAATGACGCCGAGTGCAGCCGAATAGCTTTGCTCTTGTTGCTCTTCATTGAAGATTGACGTTGCATAGTTTATGGCTGGATTGTAGAACGTCTCGCCTGTTTCCCGGCTGTTCATCTCATCGATGATGGGCTGCCAGACTTCCTCAAGCGCATTAGCCTCACTAATAGATGTATCATTTAGCTCAAAAGCTCGTTTCGCTTTGTTAAAACTGTCAACGAAACCATCACCTGGCTCTGTGCGCTGTTGATATGCTGCCAGGTCTAGCGGGTCTGCTTTCTTAAACTGAAAGGTCATCTATACCTCAACAGCTTTAGCATATCTAATTCCAACACTCTTTTGCCTTCAACTCCTCCAAATTCATCTTCATAAGTGCCGGCAACCATCTCACTGGCCGGAGTGCCAGGGTCCCCCAGAACAATGGCAAACGTGCCATATCCTGTGGCAATGATACTGTAGTCAGTGTTAAACTCTGCGTCACTCGCGGTTCCAGGAATACCTAAACCAAAAACTTCTTTACGTTCTTCAGCTGGTTTAAATATGTCTTTGAAAAGTGTGTCGCTTATACGAACACCAGATGCTGTGTATAGCTGTTCTGGTGTCATGTTGTTAAGAGCATCTTCAACTTGCTGCGGAGCAACATCGCCCGGCAGCATGACTTTTTGATCAAACACAGTTTGAATACCGCCCATGCCCATTTGCTGACCGAACGCCATCTGTATGCTTTCACGCCATACATCCTCATTGAAGCCATCTAATGCCATGCGCTGCGCACGTTTGGTATAAATGTTTTTAGCTATCTCTCTGCCAGTGGTTATGGCATCAGGCTGCAACACAGCTGCGTTAGCTACCTCTTCGTTAAACACCTGGTCTGTATTTGTAGGCGTAAACTCTGGCGCCTTGAAACCATCCTGACGCAGCTGCATACCCGCTAACGCTTCTGCAGCTATCTGATGACGCCCCAAAGCAATCAAGCCTGTTATGTGGCCCATATCTCTGTCTTTGTCTGCTATCTGAGCAAAAACATCGTTAATATGAGTTTCGCCAAACGCAGTATATAGGTTGGTAAACAATGTCATTTTTTCGCTAACATCTCGGCCCTCTAACACTTTCATCATGGTGTTAGCTTCTTCATCAGTCAAAAATGTAGGCTCTATGCCATATCTGGCTGAAACTGCTAAAGATGAACCTATGCGTCCGTTAATTTGCTCTCTAAATGTTTCTGGGTCTGCAAAAAAATCTATTGGCTCAAAATCTATTATGCCCGTTTTAATGCCGTATGATAGCGGGTCTTTTGCCAATTCAGTGTTCATTGTATTGAGCATAGTGACAGCAGCATCGCGCAGCTCTATCTCTTCTGTCGTGTCCAGGCCAGCTCCGCCCATACCTCTTATGCCCTGGGTGTTCATTTGATTTACAGAATCTTGCAGCTCGACGGGATTCATTTGTCTGAAGCCCTGCATGGCTATGCCTAATCTGCGTAGCTTTGCCAAATCTTGTCCTGCTTCAACGCCATATTCACCTAAACCGGCTAATTTTGTTTCTAACGCCCGGAGTGTTTCCTCTGATACCTTGCCCCCACCCGTGATAATTTTACGTTGCTCTGCAATATCTTTTTCGATTTGTGTCGCCTGACCTTTAAGCCCGGTGACTTGTTTGTTCATCTCTGTCTGTAAACCGTTAAGTGTTGACCTGGCTTTTTCTTCGCCTATCAACTTAGGCAGCGCGTCACGCTGCTTTTCGATAAATGCAGTTCTTTCTTCCAATGAGCCGAGCTGACGAAAATCATAGTATGTGCTTTCCATGATTGCGTCTTGCCCAGCAGATATTTTCATTTTGCTGATATCGTCTTCGTCAAACTGCAAATCACGCATGAATGTTGCCAGGCTCTCAATCTCTAGCTGCACTAGCTGGTCCCTAGCAGAAACATCTATATCACCAAAAGCATCAAAGGTCTGGCCGGCTGCAGTGCGCATAATGTTTTTGCGCCTGACCTCAATGCCTGTTAGTGCCCGGCCCTGGGCAGCTTTTATCTGCACATTGTTATAAAATGCGCTGTATTTGTTTTCTGCTTTTTGTTGCAGCGTATCGATTCGCTGCCGCAAAATGCCCGCTGTTTCTGGGTCTAGGTCAGACAAAGCAGCGGGCAGCCCGTCTGTAATGTCTGTCAATTCTGACTGCACTTGTGAAAACGGTGTTTTGTTTATTTCTGCTTGAGTAAGAACTTTATCGATTTCGAGTTGCGCTTCTGTTTCTAATTCAGCAGCTGCAATTCGATTGGCTGTTGCAAATGCCGCCCGTTGCTCAATGTTTGTAGGCCCGCCTTTTTTTGCTAAATCCTTTAATACTGGCTGCGCACCTAAATCCTGCACCATTTGCTTGCCGCGCTGCTCTGCCTTCCTGGCCTCTTCTTTGAAAAGAAACTGGCCCATTCTATCGATTTGACGGGATATGTTTGTTGCAGCAGCAGCAGTTTCACGCAGCCCAGCAAAATCTACTTGAGCCGGTCTATCTAAACCTACACCTACTCGCTGATATCTAGGTCTGCGTGCCATATCTTACTGCCCCGGCCAACCAACTTGGCTTTGATTATAATAACCCTGTCCAAGTGTGCCAGCTGCACCAGCGTATGCGTTGAGCATAGCTTGCTTACCGGCTGTTTTATAAATCTGCGCTTGAAAGTTTGCTTGGCCAACAGCCAGCGTTGCGTTGTCTTTGCTAGTGTAAAACTCTGTTGCCCCTTCTTTCATTGCATAGTTTGTAAGCGATAGCGTATTGACTGTGCCACCTCCCGTAGTTGCTCTAGCAGCTGTTGTGGCCAGCGTTTCATTTAAACGCCGTAGAACCTCTATACCCTTTTGTTTTGCCTCTAAAGCTCTTGCGCGACCCTGTGTTATTGCCTGGGCTGACTTCGCGCTGTACATGGCCTTCTGTGCTTGACCAGCTCTAATCTGCATAAAGGCGGAAAAGCCCGCTGTTGCCATCTGTGTCATGTCAGTTTCCTACGCTCATTCTATATTCAATGCCCAGCACCGTCATCTTTAACGGTACGCTCTGTGTAATTGTGATCTGCCCGGTGTTGCTGAAGCCTAGCAGCCCGTGAACAGTCTTTGTGCCGGTAAACTCCTGGACCGGCTGCCCCAGAACGCCTGTGCCAAACTGACGAAACGGAACTAATTTACCGTTGATGCTCATGTTCTGTGTTTTATGTACAATAGCATCTACCTGGACAATCCGCTTGTTTATGCCTTGAACTGTGCCCTGCGGCAGCCTCGGCTCTGCCGGCATTGTTTTGATTGTGATATCGTAATTCAAGCCAACTTGATGGCTGCTTGAGGCCGCCGTTGCAAAGCTCACAGTATGGGGACTAGCAGGAACGGTCTGTTTGGCCTCTAGAACGCCATCTCTAATTATCTGGACCTCTTTCCCATTTAAGTGCGCCATCGTAACTGATGAGGCTCCTGCGCCCGTTTTTGCGCTGTCAACTGTCAAACTCTCATCAAATTGCTCTAAATAATACACTGTGCTGCTGTTTACAGTGCGCTTTACTATAACAAACGTCTCTGACAGCTCGTTTGCTACAGCAACAAACTGGCCGTCTGTTGTAAACTTGCTTGGCGCAATGACGTTCTGCGCTTGCAATATTGAATATACGGCCATGCTGCCATCCCCACTATTTACCAGAAACAACCTGTCTGTTTCATCTGTGGACGTTGCTCGGCGTATTGAAAGGTCTGTTGGATTGTTCAGCAGATGGCTGCTTAAAACTGATAGCGGCTGACTGCCGTAGCTGGCTGTAGAATCTGTAAACTGAAAACTAATCAGCGATTTTCCTTGTCGTTGCACGATTATCGTTGCGCCAGCCAAATCTTCTATAGGCACGCCTGGTTTACTGCCCAAACGGCTTTGCGGCTTAACTAAAAAATTTGATGGCGTAACTGGCTCATTCGCGCCTTGCGCCACGATGAACTCTCCACCTGTGCTAAATATTTGCAAATCTTGACCAGGGTTTAAGTTTACAATCACATTGAGTTGATTGGTGTTGATTGTTGCCTCTACGCCCTCGTCATCTAATCCAGTGCCTACGTCAAAGTTAAAGTAATCGATAACCTTGCTGCCCCAGATTGTATTGGGTCGAGACTTGCTGCCACCAAAGTACAGCCGACCTTCGTGGAACGCGGCTGATCTTGGCCAGCCTCTGGTGTTGCTCCAAACGTCCTCATAGCCTCTTTCTATCTCAAAATCTGCTTTTGCGATATCACTGTTATCAAACAAAGGAACTTCAGCAAAACATTCAAGCTTACTTGTGCTAACCTTTCTAATTATTCGTAATCTGCCGAAAGGTGTAATATTTAAATATTGATTTTCATAATAACTGTCTGATTGATCAAAAGCAGCGGAGGATGTTCCACCACTCTTTTCTGCTGAAACCGTTATGTTTCCAGTATTGCCGCTTACGGCTAAGTTATTAAAACTGTCTGTTGTAATGCTGCTTCCAGCAACTGTACTAATTGTAAAAGCGTAATAAGGAACGTGCGTAAGTGCCAACGCTCCAACGGTCCAGCTGGTGTCAGTATTTCTGAGTAATCGTTGAGGCTCTAAATCTTCGTGAAGTAAAATCAGTGTGTCCACAGCTTGTGTAAAATTAAGCTCATCTATCATAGCAGATGTGATAGCCGCGACAGCTATAAAATCATTTCCAGAAGAATTAATGTTTGTTTGCAAAGTGCCGTTTTTAAAAACATATATCCGACCAGTAACAACTACTAAAAGATAGCTGTCATCAACACTGAACTCAAACGGAATCATTTTAAATGATGTGAACGAACTTCCAAAGTCGTGAATAAATTTTAAACCAGCTCTACGACTAGCACCGCCCTGCGGCTGAATGGTTACGTTCTCTGCAGTTTCAAGAGCGTTCTGGTATTGCTGCAAATCTGTGCGGGCACGCAGTAACGGGTCCAGCTCACCAACGCTAAAATTTGTTTGAAACTGGACAATACGAGCCATTATCTCACCGCAATCAGTGCATAATCTTCTATAATCTGTGGGAGCCTTCCCCGGCTATCAATGTTGACTGCCTCTCTAAACAATCCGCCGCGCCCGTTTTCGCTGGGAGTACCATAAGCCAACCCGCGAAAATAATCTGCCTTTGTTGCCTGGTCAGTAATTGTGATAGCTATTTCTGCTGCAAAACCAGTACGCAAAAGTTGCACAAAATAATTTGGCATTTTGCTTTCATCTATTGTCGTTTGGTAATCGATGTAGACAGTATCAAGGTCAGTGAAAAGTTGCTCTCCATAGATTTCCCACCCATCATTCAATGGAGATTGATTAGTTGCTGTTGTTTCAAACACGGCCTGGACACCAGACAGCATATCACCAGGCAGCTGATAAGCGTGTTCAAATTCATTCAGAGGCGCTGTGCCTAACTGAGCAAGTTGTATTTTTTTATAAGTCCAGCTCCAGGGATACCTTGAAAGCAAACTATCTCGAAAGTCTGGGTAAAGACGGTCACAAGTCTGCGCAGCATCTGTGCCTTCAGTAAAAGATGAGAGCGGAGCGGCTCCTAACAATATCAAAGCATCTGAACAAATAGATAAATCGGTATCGCCGGCAGCCATTCCGCCCTCCTGTAGTTTGGTGGGGGCCGGTTGGATCGGCCCCCGTCAGGGAGATGTCTAGTCAGAGTCTGTGGCTGTAATGGTCAAACCATCTGTCACGTCAACGACAGAAGATGCGTTTGATGCCACATACACCAAAGACAAAGCCTGAGTGCCACCAGTTGATGAACGAACCAGGATTACGTCACCGACTTCCAGAGTGTCTGAAAGAGCGTTGAAATAACCTGATGTGTTCACATCGCCAATCGCGTCAGTCGTGCTATAAGCGTAAAGCGATACAGCATTGCCTGACTTAGATGCGCCGATAGTAGCAAAACCAGTTGATGAATAAGCCATATTTAATTCTCCTTATTCAGTACAGCTAATTTTAACTATCCCGTCATCATCGATCGCAACGGCGCCAGCCGAAAACATTGATGACACCAGGAAGCTAGTTTTTTCCGGGATATAGTTAACCTCACTTTTTTGAGCCATTGACTCAGCATAGCCCATTGAATCCTGATGCCAGGCAAAGCAAGTACGAGTTGACGGCTTTGGCACACCGCCTTCATCTCGGTCGCCCATAGTGATGAAGGTGAATCCCAAAAAGGTATTTACCTCACCCTGGACCAAACTTTTCACAGCCGCAAAATCGCTCGATGTGACTTCTGTTTCGCTCAACAGACTATCAAGCTGAGAGGCGTGCATGAGAATATATCTGTTCTCTGAGGGCACATTCTTTTCATTCAATGCCTTTGCTGCAGCTCTCAATTTGGCAACATTCATGTTTGTGCCAGAACCACCAACAGTTGTCGCAACAGTAGATGGAGAAGATGCTGCATCGAGTGCATCGATACAAATTTGATCCATCCGTCTAGCGATAGCTTTTGAAACTACCTCTACCAACTCACGTCTCTCATCAAAGTTGATGTGAGTTTGGTGGAAGATATCACTATACTCTGCAGCGATAAAATCAGACATCTGTGCCTGAACGGTGCTGTAGGTGACATTTAGAGGGGTTACATCAGTCTGATTAATACGAGCTGTTGCTACACCTTTTCCGATTTTAGGAAACTTTACTGTGTTTCCCTGGACGCCTGTACGGGTACGCATTGTTCCGCGCAGCAGGGCTTCTGATTGATACGCTTGCTTAACCTCACTTTCAAATAAGGTAACAAACGCTGTGGTTACGTTCTGCGCCATAGCAGGAACCTCCTAAACAAAGTTACTGATATCTCGCAAACTGTTATCCTTACGGGCAGTCGCTTGCATGAAAGTGGTCATGCCGGCCAGAGATTTCATCTCATAGAAGGGCCGGAGCGGTTAGCCTTCAATACCACATTTACACTGTTTTTGATAGTTTGGCAACTATATCTAGGAATTTGCTTCCATCCACTGCTTTTCAATCTTCTGACGCCATGCTGGCTCAGTCTTCCAACGTGGGTCTGCAATGGCAACTTCTAAGTCTTCCCTAGTCATCGCCGGAGCCGTTGGGGCTGCCTGTATCGGTATGCCCTCATTGGTCAGGGATTGGTGATATTTAAGAAAAGCATTGATGCCGTCAGCGCTATCTAGGCTGTATGCCAGGGCGTTCCGCTCATCATTTGTCAGTGGGGCTTTCATCAGCAAACGCTCAGTCATCTGTATTTTTTCTTGGGCACGTTCACCCAACTTGTTCATTTCTTCCTGGCGGTCTGCTTCAAACGCTTCGCCTTCGGCGTTGCTGACTTGGAGGACTTTTTCTGCAAGCTCTTCGAACGCCGCTTGGCTGACGCCGTTTTCTTTGGCCCACTCTGAGAAGATGCCGACTGTTTCATCTTCTGGGTCGAGTCCTTTATCGACCAGGGAATCAAGTTCATAATCACCTTCTGGAGCTTTGTGCTTGCCAGATTTAAATTGCTTTTCAAGCTCTGCATAACTTTTTGCAAGTTTCTCAACATCGGGTCCATCCTCATCCCAAAACTTAGCTGGATAATAATCCGGCTTTTCTATCGGCTCGTCATCGTCATCAATATCTGTTTCTGCTTGCTGTTCCTCAAACAGCGGCATAGGCTGTTCAGCCTGTGTCTCCTGTGCTTCTGTCTGTTGCGGATTGATAAGCGGGGCTTCCGCCTGTTGTTCTGTTGCCTGTACGGCTTCCTGGTTATCCATTCTCGCTCCTCCTAATGCGCTTCTCGATATACCTTACAAGGTTGCACATACCCTCGCGGGCGTGCCCAAAACTTGCATCTTCACCTGGCTGCCAGCTCGGCTGTTCAATAGTTACTTCTCGTAGATGCTCAAGAACTTTTTGTCCTTCCGGGCTGCTAAATGTTTTTGCATAAAGAATATCTAGCTTAGTAGCTTGTGGTTGTTCATTTTCTGCCGGTGATAAACTATCCCATCCCTCGGTCATGTCATTTGCTCCTCAACGCCTGGCGCTTCTTGCGCTTCTGGTGGCGCTTGTTGTGCCATCATCATCTGCTGCATTTGCTGCATCATCATTTGTTGCTCTTCTGGATTGTTGAGCAATGTTTGCTCGATGCCCAGGCGTTCAGCGATAAACTCCAGGACTCGCGGCACAGACACTGTTGCCTGGCCCTGCGGCCCCATCTGATTAGCAATCTGCATATACTGCACGACATCGTTTATCTCTTGCAGCTTCTGTGCCTGGGCCAGTGGAGATACCGGCGTGACCTTTACCTCTACACCGTTTACCTTCAGCGGCATATCTATCAAGCCTTGTTGATCCATGACAAACAGCGTGCGGCTGACAATGGGAACCAGTGTTTCTTGTATCATCCTTCCGAAAGCACTTCCCAGGTTAGTCGCCAGCTCACGGGTGCGTTCCGCGATTTCCGTAGCAGACCGGGCTGACATATTGTCCGGCGGCAGTGTATCATCCATCAATATCTTCTTAATATTCATCCGCAAATCATTGATGATAATCTGGCTAGTATTGAAGTCTCCAGCCTTTGGCAACGGGGTCAGCGATGCTCCCTGCGGGCCGCCGTTCCTGGCAACAGAGATAACCGCACCAGGCTGAATTTTAATGTTCTGTGGATTTAGTACGCCATCGTCTGCAGCTGTGTACACGCCAGCAATCGCCAAGCTGGCGTTTTTTAATACCAGCTCCAGGGTCTTGTTCAATGTTTTCACATCTGAAATCGCTGTGACAAGAGGCCCGCGTCCGTATATTTCGCCAGCTACTTTGCTGTACCTAGCAACAATAAACGGGCTGCTGCGCATCTCACGATACACTAGCTCCTGCTTTTTAGCGGGCCAGATCACATGATAGTTATATCGGCCGGACTCCAGGTCCAACAGCACGCAATCAAATAAATCCAGCTCTTTGTCTGGCGCCCGGTCAATCGCATCTTGCAACTCAGCAGATATTTTTACATCGTTAAATTCACGCGGAATAGCCTCTGCTTTTATACGTTGCTTGCGATATACGTTATCTACTGTGCCATACGGCCCTTCTTCAAGAGCGACCAAATATTGCGGGATAGGTGTAAAACGGATGGGTGTAGCCTCATCGCCCGGCGTAATCATCATTACAGCTGTGCCTACAGAAAGCTCTAAGAGAAACTCGCCCATAGCCAGGTCAAAATTGGTCTGACGCAACGTGTCAAACATACGGCGATTATATTCATCAAACAACTCTTGCGCAGCTGTCTTTTGCTCCTCTGGGACAGCTGAACCAGGTTCCAGGCGACACCATTGTTTGTATGGAGGAAACAGTCCCGCCTGGAGCCGATTAGCAAACCGCTGCGTAGCATGGATAGCTGTACTGTCAAACACGCGGGCCATTTTGCCTTTGCCGGCTACTTTGCCCTCGTAATATCCGCTGTACAGATTGCGCTGCGGCAGTGCAAACTCATAACAATCTTCATAGATTGTGCGCCATTCATCTTTGCGGGCCTGTGCTTTAGCCTCGCGTTCCATAATCATTGGTACATTTAATTTAGGCATTTTGTTTTTTCGCCTTATTCCGCTTGCTTATTGCTGCAGCTTTTGCTTTTGCATCAGCTTTTGAAGAAGCCCCCCAGGCCCGGAGAGATAATAACAGCCTGGTGGGACGACCTTTGCTGTCACGCTCCGGGCCTGAGACGCCGGCCATGCGTGCGAGAAAGGATGCACGCCTTGGATTGTCTCCGCTGCGCACCGGAGCCTTAACGCCAAAATGTTTTCGGCCAGCTGCGTTAAGCCCGCCTTTTGGATTTTGGTGTTTTTTTAGCGTCACTAGGCTTGCTCCGTGGTGCTTTGGGTTTTTCCTCAACAGTTTTTTCAGTTACAGTCCGATGAAAAACACGAGGGTCTTCTTTAATTTTGGTCATGATCCTCCGCCTAACTTTGTTGAACTACCGCCTGTTTGCTGCTGATTCATACGTTCTGGCGACATAAGAAGACGCAAACCACCTGTACGGCGTGCCCTTGAACGTGATGCTATTTGTTGTTTCTGTTGTGTTTCTTGCTGCGCAAGACGCTCTTCTTGCTTTTTTTGAGCCGCCGCAATAGACGGGTCTGGCCTCGGAGCCTTCGGCTTGCTGAATATGCCACCCATTATGATAACCTCACCATCAGTTTATAATCCGCACCTTCTGGGCCATAGTTGCTCATTACAGCCTCTTCTTCAAAATACAGACTTTTGGCGAATCTGTAAGCGGTATCGTTACGGGTTGATACGGCGATTTGAAGGCGTTTCAGCTCAAAATCGTGTATTACGTTGCTCAATATCTTGCGTGCCCCGCGTAATACCGATATCGCATGGCGCTCTATTCCGTGACCTGGCAGCAGCCAAACCTCGCCTACCGCTCTCCACATGGGTCGAAAGCCAAAAATAACTATCACTTTCCCGTAACCTATACCGCTCCAGGTCAATCCCTCCACAGTATTCAGATGCACATACTCCAGATATTCTTCGATGTGACCCTTGTAGTTGTCTTTTTCGTAGTCGCGCAAGTCCAGGTCAAGCAGATGCTCTGGTCGGTAAGGCACAATATGCTG